CGCGAATTGACGGCGACGCGGATGCGGGACAGGTACGGATTGGCGATGTTGTTCTGCGGGTTCAGGTTTTGGAACACCACGTCCCACACCGGGCACGGCAGCGGCAGCACGCCTTCGCCGCCGAGCGTGTAGAACTGCGACGGGCCCATCCAGTAATACACGCCGTTCACCGATGCTGCGGCTTTGCGCGCGATCAGCCCGCACCCGCTGCCAATCTCGGTGAACGAGTACACATACGGTGGGCCGATGTACTGCATCGACCACACGTCGATGTCGGTCCACACGAGTGCCTGTTGCGGACCCTGCACGCAGCCGACGATGTGTGACCCCTTTGGGATGCGATAACTGCCGGCTTGATTCGTCGGCAGCGCGATCCACTGATACGGGTTGTTGACGTCGCACCAGTTGATGAGCAGCGGGTCTTGAATGCCGGTCTGCGTCGAGCCCCACGCGACAATCTGACGCTGCGGCATCGCGACGAAGATGCCGTCGTTGACGGGTGGTGCTTGCGGGATGACGGTCGCGGTGGGCTGCCCTACTGGGTTCCATATGTAGATGGGCTGATATTCGACGCCTTCCACTTCGCCAACTGAGGTGCCTTGCGCGATGGGACATGCAATCAGGTCTTCGCCGAAGTTGTCTAGCGTCCAGTCGATACATTGAATAGGAGCTGCACCATCGGGCGCAGTTCCAAGGCCGTTATAAATGACAATAGGTGCGTCGCCATTCAATGTTTCTGATGCAGTTGACATTGCTGGCGATGGCCCGTTGATCGTGAACGTGTTGGCGTTCACGACACTTTGAATAATGTAATTTCCACCGAATGGCAGACCGCCCAGCGCGAACTGAGTCAGTATAGGAAACGTATTGCCTGCGGTGTACCCGTGATTCGGTAGCACCACGGTAACGACTTCCGATCCTGCCGCCGTGGTAAATACTGGCAACGTACCGGCGATATATCCAGGAGTCGTTGCCGTCGCATTGACAAGGTTTCCAAGGATGTCCCTAGCGTAAAATTTGCACCCAGTGCCGCTAGAGGAAGGGATAAGATCGTAAAGACCGAAAAGTACCAGACCGCCGACGGCGACTTGCGTCGCTATATATATGCTGCACGAATCTGTAATCCCTGTAACGCTTGGCGTAGACATGACAACTTCTGCTTCGCCAATAGTGGTAGAGAACACGGTAGTGGTGCTTGCGCTGGACGTCTGAATCGGCGTGATGTCCAGAATCGCGCCATTCGTAATCACAGCCAGCTCCGACCCTATTCCCGGTCGTATCGCCGTCCCAACCGCCAGATGCGCCAGATCATTGATGTCTTCCCACGCCCACAGCGCGCGGATCACGGCGTTGAACGCGGTCGAAAAGAAGCGTGTCCATCCGCCGAGCTTGCCCACCAAAGCCGGGCCGTTCGCATCATAGAAATAACGAATCAGGTTAGACGACGAGATACCTGAGTTCTCGTTGTAAGCCGGCGTCTCAGTGGTGTTGACGCCTGATGCGATTTTGAGGACGGCGTGCGGCACACGTCACCGCGTCGGCGTCGCAGCCGCTGGTGTTGAGTACGCGGACCAGCCGCTGCCCTGGGCTTTCCGGCGGTTCTCAGTCGCAATTGCGCTTGGCAGCACCGCGTCGTACTGACTCTGATAAGACACCGACATGCGCGGATCGTCCGCCTGTGCGGACCAGTTTCTCTGGAATCCAGACAGGTAGATCATGCTGGCGAGGATCAACAGATCAGGGTAGTACGCCGAGATGTACGTGAACGCCGTATCCGCCGGTCCCTGAGTCGCATTGGTGTACAGGCTTGGCGCGTACGACGTGCCGGTCACGCGCACTGAGTAGCCGTAGTTCGGCACCGGCCCAAGCAGTACATTGGTGTACGTGTCTTCTTCGCTGCCGAACTGATCGCCGATCATCGCGTAATAGCGCGGCGCATTGGATGACGCCAGTCCGCCGTAGACGTTCTGTATGAATTCCTTTGAGCATGGCACCAGCGGCGATGCATTCACTGGCGTTGTTCCGGACAACTGCAACAGCTCTATGGTCTGCACGGTGACGAAATCGTTCACCGGAATCTTCAGGACGCCTGTGCCTGCCGTCAGCGGATAGATGTTTGACCCTTGCGACGCAAGCAGATCCAAATCCCTGTTGATTCGCAATTCCGCTGCGTTCAACATTGAGGGCAGCAGTCCCTGCAGCGGCGCGTCGTTGAACGACCAGACGCCCGCAGTTTCCGACGTCAGCGCGACCGCAAGTATCCCGATCTGCTGGACGTACAGGTTATAGCTGAGTGCGTTCGGTGCGGCCATATCAATGCGTGATGTTGTTTGACCCGGACGCCTGCCACACATTTACCGAGTACACGGTGGTCGGCTGATTGTTGTCTGACCCCAGGATCAGAAACATGTGGCGGAAGTCCATGCCAGCCATCGCGGTGCTGAGATTGACCGGCGGCGGCGCCGGATAACAACTGTTCGCCGGGTTGTAGTAGTTCCACGTAAACGTCGATCCGATCTGCGTGTGATCGAAGTAGAACTTCATGTACCCCTGGGTGACCGTGGTGCATCCGCTGCCGGTCGCGGGCACCCACAGCACGCCGTAGTAGTGCGGCTGCGAGTAATCGGTGCCGTTGACGCCGCAGACCGAACCTGTGCTTCCGCCGACGCAGGGCGTCCACGGATTGCCGGTCGACGTGGTCGGGTTGTTGTTGTACCAGTTGCCGATGCCGACCTGATAGGCGTAAGGGTGCGACGGGGTCGACGCGTCGTACTCCATCATGTCGACTTCGAAGAAGTCGTTGTAATGCAGCCAGTAGGCGTTATCGACGCCGCCGTTGATTGAAGGAGGCGTGTGGCCGACGTTGCCGCCGACGTTACTTTTGAACAGGTAGCCGTTGTACGCGACGATGGCGCCTGCGGAGTATGTCGTGCCACCGGCCCACGCGGACGTCGACCCGGCAGGCCAGTTGACCGGATAAGGCCCCTGCGAGGAATGTTCGACGTCCAGCATCCACCAGGCCACGCCACCGTTGTTGCGCGTGTAGTTGGTCTGCCCGGTGAACGAGAGTTGCACCTCGGCGTACATGCCGCCGCCGAACGCGACGCCGCTCCAGCCGTAGCCGTTGCTGTTGTTCGCGACCGCAGTGACGACATCGCCGCCGCTGTTGCCGCCGCCGGTCATCGTGAACGATGTGCCGCCGTTCTGCGTGTTGGTGAAGCACGGCGAGCCCGAGCAGTTCGTCGCCGGGTTGTTGCCGTAGAACGTGAACTGCTGCCAGGTGCCGGTGGTGGTCCCTAGCGTGTTGGAACTGAAGGTGTTGGTGTTGTAGCCGACGGCGGCGGCAGCAGCGGGTGCGCCACCGGATGACCCGCTGGACGAACTGGAGCCGGAACTGCTGCTACTCGAGCTGCTGCTGGCAAACTGCGAGCCTGCGATCCCGATGATGCTGGCGTCAGTGGGCGGCAGCAGATCCTTGCCGATGAGGGCGAAGAAGGCGAGCAGGGCGAGCGGTGTAAGCCGCCTCATTGCTGATCGAATCAATTCGCGTACTCCTTCATCGAATAGCTCTCAAGCACCAGCCAGTCGGTCGCCGTGTGCAGTTCCAGAACGATCGACAGGCTCTGCGCGGCAGTCGTATCGACGCTGTAGCGCGAATAACCCTGACCGGCAGCGGACTCGCCAGCGGTATTGCACTTCTGCGAATTGGTCGCGCCAGCGTTACGGATTCGCATCAGGTTGCCCTGTTCCTGATTGGTAGTTTCGCCGGCAAACATGTAACAGGCCTGCCCGTTGAACGACGTCCACATGTCCTTGTTGGTGCCGCTGTTATAGAACGTCGCTTCCGAATCGATCTGCAGCTCACCGTTCACGCCCATCGTATTGGCGCCCACCGTCGCGGTAGGCCCGATGATGCCGGACCCGGTGGTCTGCGTGAACGCACCAGGGCCGGTGGTCACAAATGCGGTCGGGGATGCCGGAATCGTCGGCGTGCCGCTGGTCGCGGTGTTGTAGACGTTGTTGTAGCACGTCCCGGCAGTCGCGCTGCTGGCGACGAAGTAGTACCAGCCCGCGGCACTCCCGCTCGCAATCGCCGCTGCCGGCATCCAGATATAGGCACTCGCGTACGTCGTCGGGAGCGCCGTCAATCCGGTGATCGCGCAGTTGTTCCCGACGCTGCCGCTGGACGACAGGATGAACGGGACCGCGCTTTGCAAAATGACGGGATTCGGTCGCCCCAAGCGCACGGTGTAGTAGTTTCCGGCCCCGTCCGCAGCGATCCATACCGATTCGTACGGGCCTATGGAGAACGTCGCACCACCGTCGATGGTCGATGTCGTTGGCGTGATTACGCCGCCGTACGGGCAGCGGCTGCGAATCGTGGTGCTGAACGAGGATTCAGGGAAGCCGGTGGTCCCAGCCTGCGCGATGGTCCCCGTATAGGCGCCGGTGCAGGTCTCAACGATCACCCCGCCGTTGTCGCTTGCGGCGATCGTGATTGAGTTCGTCGACGAGTAGCGGTTCGACGACGTGTTGCAGCCCGCAGGGGACGCCGCGCTGGAGCCTGCGTTGCAGGCCACGTTGCCGGGGTTGATGTTCGCCAGATCCGCCAGCGGTATGGTGTTCGCGACGCCGCCGAAGGTGCCGGTGTAGCTGAAGTTGGTGAACGATCCAGCGTTCGCGATGCTGCCGCCGATCGCCGGAGGCGCGGCCAGATAGGTCGGAATCGCCGTACCCGCGATGCTGCCGTTGAACGTCTCGGTGCCGCTGAACGTGTACGACTGCGTGGTATCAAGCCCAGGTGCCGCGTCCGAGCGCATGAACGTCGTCGCCACGCCGTTGACCGTCGTCGGTCCCACCAGCGCCGTCGGATTGGCCGGCGAGCCGCCGCCGCCCGTGGCGTTCAGGGTCGTGCCGCTGAACGACAGGTTCGTGCCCAGCGTGATCGCGACCGGCGACGCGTAGCCGCCAGACGGGTTGCCGACCAGCGTGAGTGCGGCCTGCGTCGCCAGCTTCGACAGCGCAATGATCCCAGCCGGTATGTTGTTGAGCGTGTAGGTCGCGAGCTGCGCGGGACTGGTGCGTACGGTGCAGCCGGTGCAGGTGCCCTGGTCCTCTGCGATGGCTTCGGTGCCGGTCTGAGGCGCTGCCGCGCTCAACTGATTGGGCGTGACGATGGTTTGCGCGTATCCGGTGGACACCACCGCACATGCCACAAGCCCGTAAATCCATTTCGTGTTCATCATTGCGTACCTAGTTCCTGACCGCTCTGAGTGCCGAGTATTTGACCGCTTTGAGTTCCCTGCACGACCGACGGCTGCGATCCGCCCGTGGTCGGCGACATCGTGATCCACATGCCGATGCTCGTTGAATACCTGAATGACTGCGAATCGTACTGCGCCAGCGTCACGCTGTTAGCCATCCTGAATTGATTGGCCGGCGCGGACCCGTTATTCAACGGCTCGAACGTCGCGGCGATGCCGGTCAGGTTCGTCAGCGTGACGATCTGCCCGTCGGTGCCAGCCTGCAATCCAGTGATCGTGCATGGCGCGGTGGGCGTCAGGTCAATGAATCCGACCGCCGGCCCCATCTGGCCGTTGACGGTGTAGTCGTTGTTGGCACCAGGCAGCGGCACGCCTTCGATCAGCGCCGTGGCACCGGTCGGTATCAGTTGCGCCGCAAGGGCGGCAATCTGCGCCGACGTCATGCGCACCGACGCGCCGGCCTGCACGGCCTCGAGCTGTTCGGCGCCGGTGGCGCCGATAGCTTGTTTGAGTTGGAGTATGGCAGCGGTGGCCATCAGGATGCCGTCAGCGGTATCTGAGCCGAGCCATAAGGCAACCCCACCAGCGCGGTGACAATGCGCGTCGTGCCGGTCAGCAGCGGCCCTGCTGGCACGTTCCCGGCGACCATGTACGTGAACGCCATCGCGCTCACCACCGTCACGCTATAAAACCCGGTCGCCGCCGAATTGGACAGCCCCTCCACCGACACTTGACCATTCGTCACCAGCCCATGCGGCTTCGACGTCGTGACAGCGATCGTCGCGGTTCCGTTCGCGATCACCGACAGCAGCGACAGCGAAACGCCGAACGCCTTCTGCACGCCGCCGTTGTAGGGCATCACCGCCGGCTGCTCAAGGCCGTTGGGCACCCCGATGGGCTGCGTGATGCGGTTCTGGCAGTCCTGGGTGACGCGCAGCGTGGTCGACGGGATCGGGATGCCGGTGATCGGGTCCACGGTGCCGGGGGCAGTGGAGCGGTAGTCGGTTTCGGCGTCGGCGAAGTTTTCGACCCGAGGCTGCCAGACGGGGACCGGGTCTGCGGGGAGCTGGATCGCTCGCAGTTGCTCTTGCGGAACGTCCAAACATCTAGTGCAGACGCGTATCCACAGGTTTTGCAGCGACGTGCCGCGCCAGTCGAACTGCCAGTGAAGTGCAGACAGGTTGTACCAGATCGCACACCTGTCGCACACGCCAAAGGCTTGTGGCTTGGTGGCTGAGGTGCGGGCGCGGCCAGAGCGGGAGGCGTATGCCATATTATGGGACCGCCGCGTAGCTGAACATTAGGCCGTTCTTCGTATTCTTTGTGCGACCACTGCATACGTCGAAGACGCGTCCCTTGGCGAGTCCATACGCACGCGCGGCATCAGTCATGGTTTGATAGCGCTCGCCGTCGTTCTGACAAACCACGGCGCGCGCTGCATGCATAGCAGCTTCTTGATAGTGATTTGGATTGCGCTTCAATGTGCGCCCCCACTTTAATTCGAACGCGCGACGTCCTTTGCCTTTACCGACATAGAAAATCTCACCGGTGTCTGGACGCCAGTGCTCATACACGTAATGTATGTTTTTTGGACTCACCTAAAATATCCGCTCAGCATCGGAGACACGTAGATATTAGCAGTTTCGGTGCCCATTCTGGTCGCGATCCCCCATGCTTCGTCAGCCATCGCCTTCAACCCAACCGCCCGATCTGGCGCCCATATCGCAGCCAGTCGAGTCGCTAGCGCGAACGCAAACCACTCAAGGAAATAGACGGGAATTTCCACGTTCGCGCCGTTCGTCAAAGTCGAATCCTGAATCTGCCGCAACCGATAGTACTTGAACGACGCCTGCTGTCCGTTGGGCGCCGGCCAGAGTGTGACCGTAGGCGACAGTAACCGATCGTTCCAAAAGACGGTGGGAGCACCAGTTTGCTGCTTGTTCGGGTAGTTCGCGTACTCAGTACGGCTTATAGGCGTCATGATCCGGTCGATTTCTTGCTGACCATTGTTGATGGTGTAGTAGGCGTCAAGTATGACGATGGTGTTGTATGGAACCGGATACGTCGTCTGTCCAGCAACCAATGGGATACATTGCAGATCGACCGCCCAAAGGTTCACGCCATCGGCACTGGCGCGCGCCATCAGCATGTTGGATGCGATGCGTGCGTCCTCATAGTGGGACTGCGTCAAACTAGTACGGCGTAATCCGCAAAGGCCGAAACTGTACAAAACGCACTCACCTAGCGAGGGTGCGTATGAATACGTCCCCGTCGTACTCAACGGATTCTGATTCGGCGGCCCCTGCACCCCCGGCCCGCTGACCTCGACAACGCTGCCGCCGCCGTTCCCGGTGATGACGGTCGTGCCCATCAGTTGCTACCGGTCGGCTGCGGGTTGCCGTTGCTGTTCGCCCAGAGCAGCGATGCCGCCATGTTGCCGTTGGTGTACATGTTGGCCGATGCGTTGAAGTTGTCCCAACTCCACCAGGTATAGCCCCAGTCCTTGTTGCGATAGCCGACGTAGGACGCGTACGTGCCGGTGGCCGTCGCAAGGTTTCCCATTTCGGTGACCATGAAGCCAAGGCCTGCGTTCTGCAGCGTGACGAAGTTGGCGGTGCCCTTGGCGTACCCGTACGCGTGGAACGATGCGACGAGCTGCGATGGCGTGAGCGTGTCGGTAACCACCATCTGGCCGCCGGCTTGGCTCCAGAATTCAGGCTCGCCGGTGAAGTTGGCGTTACCGACCGCGATCACGTTTGTGGCGCCGGTCGCGCGGATGCCGTTCAGGATCTGCTGGTAGCCGACCGCGTAGCACACCGCGCCGCCGCCCAGGATATTCTGCGCCGGATCCCCACCGACGTAGTTGTTCAGCATCTGGTAGCCGCCGTTCAGACCATTGGGCGATGTGGTCGACGTCGGAAACTGGAACTGCGTCAGGCTCTGGCTGCCAAGATATTTCGACTCGTTACCAGACTGGTTTGTGTAGATATTCGTGCCGAACGGCTCGTTGTAGAGCTCAAAGATGCACGCCGGGCACGGATTGGTGCCGGTCGGGTTGCCGAATACCGCGGCGAC